CCCCACATCCGGCACGCCATCTGCGGTCGGATCACGCTGTAGCCATACAGTACGTCAATACGGCAAGGCATACGGTCGTTGTTGATGTCGTACTGGCGAACAATACGCATGGAAATGCCGTTGTGTACTTGGCGAGAAGCCATATCAACACCTTGTGGCAGAATGAGGTCAGCCGTGGCGAAGGTAATAGCATCTTTGTGGTACACAAGGTTCTGTGCGTACTGGCTGTTGGCGTTGCCCAACATGGTGATAGCTGCACCTGACTGCGGGAAGCTGTTGACCGTGGCCAGAGCTTGCGTAGAAGTGTAGATCGCAGGGCTGATCTTCAGCGTGCCAGTAGAAGAAGCCGTAAGGTCTTCAGTGACAACAAACTGTTGCAGCGAGCCAGTGCTCTGACGGGTCTGCGGGTTAACGGCAAACACGTTGGCAATCGTGAACACGTCGCCCACTTTCCAAGTCTTGGCAGAGCCGGTGAAGCTGATACCAATCTGGCTTGCGCCTTGCGTGCTGATGGTAGAAGTAACGGTAATGCCGGTACCCCAGTCGCCGTTAGTGTGGTTGACGATAGACTGAGACATGTTGATCTCGTCATAGCCAAGAACACCAGTGCCCATCATGCCAGCCTTGAACTGCTTGCTGATAGTGTCAACCGGGTTGAAGAAGCCCTTCATGCCCTCGACCAGACCAGCGTTGGCAGCAGGGTTAACCGTTGCGTAACGTGGATTCATGACAGCAGCCGCTTCGTTCAGCTTTTGTTGAGCTTGCAGAAGTACCAGTGAGGTAGAAGGGGTTGTGCCGGGCGTACCAACAGAGGCGTAGATGTTCTTGTAAGCGTTGGCGACGTCAGCGTCGATTGAAGCAGCCAATTGGCTAACACGAGGCTTAAGAACACGCTCTGCGAAGTCATCCAACTGCATGGTGAGTTCGGCAGAAGTGAAGTTAACACCAATGTGCTTCTGGCTTGCAACCGTCAGCGTGGTGTACTGCTCGTTGTCGTCCTGCACTTGCAGAGCGGCACCGTCAGTGACCAAAGCGCGGTCAGGCAAACGGATACGGAGGGTGGAACCGATCTTTGCGCCTTCTACAGCGAAAGAGTTGTCATATTGACGGTTCACGTTACGGGTGATAACAAGGTTGTTCTCAAGGATTTCGAGAGCCTTTCTTGTTATCATGTCAATGGTTAATATGCTGTTAGACATGATGATTCCTCGTTAATAGCGTTGCTGTTGCAGTTTCTTGATCTGTCTTTGCCGCTCTGCCTCAATCCATTCCGATGTGCTCATGGACTTGATAGACCTGGGATCGGTGGTGTCATAAGACGATCCGCCTACCCCTTTTGGCGTCACCGGATTGATCGGTGCAGGAGCGTTCGACGTTTTTCGCGCAGGAGGATTGGCCTCTAGTTTGGCTTCAATCTTCCCGATCTCTTTAGCCTGCAAGTGAACTGGCAGGGAGAATATACGGCGTGCCTGCTCAGGATTGCTCCCGAGAAAATACGCTATGTCAGGCCCGATGTCTGACGCTCTGATGGTTTCAGCCATGACGTCAGAGATTGCGAGGCTTTCGTTGTAGACCACCTGCTTGAAGTCCGGGTATTTCTCCAAGGCTTCCAGCTCACGGTCTTTGTACGACTCGATAACTTCCATCTGCTGCTGTTGAGCTTGCCGATGCCGGATGAGTTCTTCAGCCTTGTGTAGCGCCAATGCTTCCGCATAGTCTTCTACGGACTGATAGTCATCCTGTACGGGCTTCTCTTTAGGCTTCTGGAGTTCAGCGAGTTTAGCCGCCTGCTCTCGTTCCCATTTCCTCTGTTCTCTTGCAAGACGCTTACCGATGGCTGCATCCAGTTCCTCTTGGGTAAAGGTGCGCTTTTCGGCTTTGCTTTCTTCCGGCGTTTGGATTTCGGGAGTCTCAGGGGTTGCCGTAACCACTGGCTCTTGCGCGGTTTGAGCGACCGCTACGCTTTCTTCTTCAGACATAGTTGTACCCGTAAGTACCCTGGTGATCCGCGCCAGTACAGGAACCTTTCAGTTCTAGGTTAAATATAATAGGAAATGTTCAGTTTTGCGCCACCTACCTGCTCGATGAACTGGATTTTATTCAAATCCCCGTCATATTGCAGCGGAATTCCGGCCACAAGAGGCATACCGACCGAAGCAGTGGGAGCAACACCGTCATCCCGCCAGCGCACGCTCTGCCCCTCTGCCACGATCAGGGCAAAGGTTGGCTTCTCGTTCAGGCCGTTTGGCGTGCGAGGTGGAACGGTCAACCCGGTTGCGGAAGACAGCGAGGTGATCTGTTGATACCCATAGCAGGTGGTGACCGCTTTTAAGTTCATTGCCATTATTAGAATCTCCTAGGCTCAGTGAAAGATCGCAAACGCATACCAACTTCAGTCACATTAGCGGGGTTGTCGGTGAAGTTCCAACCCGTATTGTTTCCGGCGTCCACGTTGTTGTTGACATAAAAGGCGTTCCACGTTGCCCCGCCCGTAGCGTTGATGTCCTGAATGGTGGTGTAGCTGACAGACACAGTGCCCGAGGCTTGAGACAGCGTAGCCTGCACTCCGTTGGTGGTGGACTTCAGCGTCTTAAGCGTTGTGCCAGTGGTGATAAAACTGCCAACAGTTGATGTGGCGCTGGCTGCAAACTCCAAAGTTCCGGCAGAAAAATTGAATATTCTTGTAGAGCCTTGGGTGAATGCGTCTACAAATTTCACCGTTGCGCCGGGAGCATTGACGTTAACAGGAAAATCCATTGTCTTGCCGTTGCTGGTAACGGTTTGCGTTCCTGAAGTCGCTCTAAATGATAGCGAACTTGCCCCGGCGTTAAACGTCATTCCTGTTGATGCCGTAAGATTGCCAAAACACCAAATGCTTGCCGCAATTGTTGCAGACCCAGAAAATCCTGTGAAATTTATGTTTTTATATGCTCCGCTTGTTACACCAAGCGAAACAATATCTGTGCCTGCCGTGATATTAACGCTTATTGCGTTAGCCTCGCCAGCCGCGCCAAGGTTAATAGTTCTTGTTCCAGTAGCCCCGGCATATGTGAAATTAACTACAGGAGTTCCTGTTACCGTTAAACCTGTTGCTGTAGAAGTAGTGCAAACAGTCGCATTGTTACCAGTAACCGTAATGTTGCCAGTGCCAAACGCTATGGTTCTGGTGTTGCTGTTGCTGCCGTTAAACGCCACACAAGTCAGCGTGTTGTTGTTCAGGTCAAGCGTTCCAGCGGTAAAGCTAAACGCATTTGCGCTTGTAGTTGTCAGGTTGCCTGATAGTTGAACTGTGCCGCCCGGAGAGTTCACTCCAATCTGTTGAGTAAACGACACACCTGCCGATGTAATTACTTCAGTTGCACCTTGGCCTGCAAATGTAAATGTATTTGTGCCGCTTATTGTAAGGTTTGAAAACAGAATTACATCACCATAAATAAACGGGCTTGCTGATGTTGCAAGAGTAAACGCTGTAGTCCTATTAGACACACCATCGGCCATGTTAATGGTGCCAATGTTGAATCCTCCGTTAATCGTCACGGTGCCCGCTGCTCCAGCCTCAGTAAAAACTGCCGTGTCTTGAGCAAGAGGGAAGTTTCCAGATGCAGGAACTCCTGTGCTTGTTAATGCCCATCCAGTAGCGGGCCAGTTTTGAGAGCCAGCAAGGTTCCAATACACGGTTTTTGGTGCGTCAAACGTAATGTTGCTGTTGTTTTTGCAATCACCAAGGCGCGTACCCGTCCACGGAGTCGCAACAGTGCCCGCCGCTTCAATATCACGAAAATCAACGTCAACAAGCGCAGCAAGAGTGCCGTTGAGCGTAATTGTTCTGCGAGTGCCAATAATGTCAGACCTGACAGATACGCGCCTAGACACTGTGTTTGCTGCACCAAGCGTAAGCGTCCCGTTGACTGTTTGATTGGCGGCAATTTGAAAATTTCTAGGCACTGTAGAAGGAGTAGTTTGTGTCAGGTTATTAAACGTGTTTGCTCCACTTATTGCGGTTGTACCGCCTCCTGACGTACTACTAAACGTCACGTTGTAAAACGTCAACCCGCCGCCGCTAAACGTGGGGCTTGTGGCAGAGCAGGTGATGGTGGACGTGCCTGCGTTGAAAGTAAATCCTGTTGTGTTTGTAAAATCAATAGGCGCTGACGCAGCACAAACTACGGACGAGCTTCCCAAAATTATACTTTTTGCTAGTGCGCCACTGGTAATAAACTGATTTAGCGTCACGTTGTAATTTGCTGTATCCAACGTACCAGACGCGGGATTTATGTTTGCAGCAGTTAGCGCGCTGCCTAAAGTTATTACCCCTCCTCCAGTAATTGTAATATTATTTATTTGGCTTAGCGAAACGCCATTTGTTGTTAGAGTTGCACTTGTTGCGCTTAAAAGCCTTAAAATAGATCCTGCAACTCCAGTAACGGACAGGTTTGTGGCAGGCAGGGTAATTGATCCGTATGGTGCCAAAACAGATGTGGCATTAGAAAATGCCAGCGTCATGGCTCCATCAAGCGCGCCACCCGCGCCGCCTGTTGAGAAATCACGGCATACCGCAGGAGCAGAGGACGTCCCCGTCACCGTGACCGTAAACGGGTTTGTGCCAACGTTTGAGCCAGCATCAAATATCACGTCATCAGCAGACGTGGGAGGGCCAAACCCACTTGATCCACCGCTGGCATTAGACCAGTTGGCTGTGCTCGTTGCGTTCCAGTTGCCAGACCCGCCAACCCAATAGTAAGTTGCCATTATTCTGCTTCTCCTTCTACGGGTTCTTCTTCGCTAGGCGCTGTGACAACGGCATACCACGCATCAAACCGGGCCTGCTTCA